CATAGCTAACCCAAACCATGCGACCAGCAGCAAATACAACGTCATGGAATTGTGGATTTAAAGGAAACTCAGACAGCACGTTAATGCTTGTTGCTATGGTTCCGGGATATGAAATCTCGCAATACGATCCATCAGCAGAAACTCCGCCAGAATATCCAGGCGAACATATAACAATGTCATTCTGCGATAGTGCCACCCGCGCATAATCAAACCCATCAGCAAAATTTAGCTTTAGCGGCTTTGCGTCAGCACCCGTGTAAAATATGGCGAAAGTCTGATAAGGAACAATAACAGCATCACCAGCGCTGCTAGACTGCGCCGAGTTTGTCGATATAGACACGCTCTTGGATTGTGACGTAATTACACCGGTTGTCGCAGTGGAATAGTCTTGTGTTGCAGTTGCGCTAGCGGCTGTTTTGTCTGCGATCAAGTCTAAACCCGAAGGGCACTCAAGCATGTTTGTAGATAGTGAACCATTAGGCTCATTAATCGGAATTAAATTAACGCAACGACGAGCGCTGTTCTTTAATGTAGTTGATTCATAGAAGCCGTTTAGTGGGATTTCTTGCATTATCGTTTACTCAGAAACAGGAATGATTCAGTGTCAGCCGTAACATTTGTTGTGTCAGATAAATTTGCCACTTGCAGCTTTAGGTAATCACCATCATCCAAATCAACCGGGACGACATTGACAAATAAAACACGGTCAGCCGTTAAAACCCTATTTTCTATAACCTGAGTCTGGGAGGCAACATCAACAAAAGAAGATGCAGACTCATCCCATTTGACCAGCTTTATAGTCACCTCATCACCGCTACCGCCGATCAAGTCAATACTGTAGTTTGCAGAGTATTCTTGAGGGCTTGACGTATCATGCCTTATCTGACCGTTTGCTGGGGAGCTGAAATGGTCTAAATTGCTCGCCGTCCACGTACCAGCCAAGTCGTAAAAAGTACCAGCAGAAGCTATCGAAGTGGCAGAGCTGGAGGTCACAGAAAGCTTACCGCCTTGAGATGTGTTTCGTATTCCAACGCAACCTTCCCACTTTGAACATAGGTCGGTCTGATCCATATTAGGAATCATAGTGGTGTCAGATGGATCAAAAACACCATTCCGTTGAAGTTGAGCGCCGTTAAGCTGTACTGTATTGTCATTAGGGAACATCGCTGGCGTGAAATCAAAGAAGGCCGCAGTAGAGCCTAAGTTTGCGTTTATGTCAGAAAAGAATCTGTTCTGCATTGAGAAGCCAGAGCCAGCTTTAAAGAGCGGGTCGGTCATTGCATCACTTATTCCAAATACATTTGTCGTACTGATACGATAGCCGCCAGACCATGCTCCGGTAAGCGTTAGTGATGGAGTGCCGCCAAACATACCACAACCAACCTCAAGACCCTGACGATAGCCGTCTATTTCGCCTCGGCTTGTGCACCCAACAAAATTTACCTTATTAAATTCAACCGCTCTATTTCCATCTACTGAAACAAGGTCTAAAACCTGCGATCCAGAACCGTCCGTGGTTACATACATATCCTGAAGAAAGACGTTTCCAGACCCGCCAATGGGAGAGGTGAACATGGTATAGCTATCGTCATTACAGACTAGCCCGAAGCTATCAATCGAAAATCCGATAATACTCAAACCGCCCGCTGGAACTTCGATTGATACACCAGTACCGGTAAAGTCAATAACTCCATCCACCGCATACACAATATTACTGGATAGACTTCCTGATAGGTCAGCAGCCGTTTTGACTACTGATAAATATTCGAAAGTCTTGCCGTTAAGCGTGATTATGTCTGATTGAGCAGCTGCCAATCCAGACTCGACCGCATCCATTTCCGTCTGTAGCTCTGCAATATCATCATAGGCTTCTTGTTCAAGCGATATGATTGAATCCCGCAACGGAACGCGACCAGCTCGATTGCCGACTGCGGCACTAGGGTCATAAACAATAGCCTGCGCAGTTGAAGAAAGAGACTTCTCTTGAAGCTGGCTCATGTTTATCTTTTTAGTTAAATCAACCATGCTTATTCCTCGAAGCTAATTATAAAGCCTTCGTCATCAGTGATAGATATATCAGCATCATTAATAAGGTCTTGAATGTAGTCAGTGCCAAGGTTTTGATACTGCGCATACGTGTTACAGCCGCGCGTATTACCAGCACCAAGAGGCATATATGGGTTACTGATACTAGGTGGCGGGGTAATGCTAAATAAAGCCTTGTAGGCGTTACCGGCGTTCAGGCGGTAGTTATTCGAAATTAACAAATCTAATTGATCTGCAAGCTCGCAGGCTAAGTTCATGCGAGTGACCCTTAAGAACTGGACCAGCAGACCTGACTCATCAGTAAGCGCGGTGGTCTCATCCTGAAGATATCCAATATCAATGCCATCGTTAAGCCACGCCGCCATCATTTGATCTAGCGTCCGAAGGCCACGCGCAAGCAAAGACGCATCATAGTTGCCATCAAATGAAATATCGTCAAACGCTTGTTCTATGATTGTCTGCTTGGTTGTCATCTACTCAATACCTATTTCTGATTTAGCTTCAAGTTCAGCTAGTTTCAGCTCAAGCGTTTCTACCGAAGCACGCCCGCCAGCTTTACCGCCCAATGCTTTGATTTTATCACGAAGTTGACGTTCGTAGTCTCCACCATCAACGCCAGCGTTTTCTACTTCAGCTTTTACTTCTTCTAACGATAAAGACCAGCCATCAGCCAAGTATTTACTCTTATTGTCTTCCTTGATTGATTTGATGGTGTAGGTCGTACCATCTGCGGTTGACCAATCGCCACCAGCTTTAAAAACATGGATCATAAATTCCCCCAAGATTGTAAAAACAGGGGCCGAAGCCCCCGTTTCGTTATACTTGAACGTCCAAAATACAGCCAAGCATTTCAGGGTGGATAACAACAGTGTCAAAGTAAATCAAAGTTTTACAGTTGAGCACTTCGTTATGGAAGTCCCACTCGTAGGTCATGCGCATTGGCAGACCGTTATCTGTAACAGCTTCAATAACATTGACGTTCTTTGCTTCCGGCGCTACTGGCAGGCGACCAGGAACAATCACTGTCGATTCAGGAGTATAGAACAGTGAAGGCGCGTTGCTTGCAATGTTCAAAATGGTAATTGCCGCACTGTTAGCAGCCGCAGCCGAACAGTTAGCATAAGGCCCGCTAGTAATAATCGCTGGTGAAATTACCGCTGAACCAGAAGCAGCAGACAAGACAGTGAATGTCTGTAGTTCGCCGTTATCAGTTCGGGTGGTTGGGTTTAATGCATTTACGCCAGCAATATTGAGCTTTGTACCAACAGGAAGGTTGCCAGAAGTCGCACCGGTGATATTGAGTGTCATCTGACGGTTATCAAGGTAGAAATCACCAGCACTGTCATACGTTGCAACAGTGTGCGACTGAGCACCATTAACAGTCAGGCCAGTTGTTGCGTTGGCAGCGAGTGTTAATAAATAGTCAGAACGCATAGTGTCGAACGTAGCCAAGTTTGGCAGTTTGGCACGGGTAAGCGCATCAGTAACCAAAACGTCGCGTGAAGCTCCAGCAAGCTCTTTTGCTACTTTGCGGTAGTGAGTGTTAGACAAAAATAGCTTCTTGTCGAACGAACTCAAGCCGCGATTAAGCATCGTGGTTTCAGCGTCAATAGCAAGGTCGTAGTCAAAAGCAGTTGTCGAAGTTTCAACAATAGATGATTTATTAATCATCTCTTGATAGAGAGTCGTATCAACTGCGTAAGCAATGTCCTTTGCCATGCCTTTCTTAACACGATCTAGTCGTGCTGGATCGCGCAAGTCTTTAGTGCTGATTTGAGTCAGAATGCGTTTAGCTTTGTTTCGGCGCACTGGGATCATGCGATCTGTCAGGTCTTGGAAATCTGAGCCTGAAGATACATAACCATCTTGTACGGTAAAGCGGTACTCTTGTGGAATGTATTCAATATCAGCGCCGGAGCCGTCAGAGCCAGTAGTGCGCCCCATGTCCGACATATCTGACATATCGTAT